GAAGCGTAGGTTGGATCGAAGGCAAGAGATGGAAAGAAAGTTTAGAGAGTTGGACATGAGAGTTGAATTCTTTGAAGCTATTGATGGTTCTGCGTTTCCCTCGTTTCACAAACTACAAAGTGATGGTTACTTTGGATCTTTAATGTCTCATCTTTCATTATATAAAAAGTCACTCGACGCTGGTCATGAAAAAATCATGGTCATTGAAGATGACTTAAAGATAAACAAAAACATTCATCAAAAATGGTTTGAACTGACCCAACACATTCCTAATGATTGGGGTATGATTTATTTTTCTTATATACCTCTTTCAGAAGATCATCAGATGTGGAACTATAATCTAATGAATGATAAGTTTGTTTCTGGTAGTGTCTGTGGTGGCGTTTTCGAGGCAGAAAATCTTTTTAGTTTGATGGGATATTGTATCAACGGAAAGATGATGGAAACGATGTTAGAAGTGTACAAAGAAATTGGACCGACTGAAGAGTTGGACAACATGATTACTTCTAGATTACAAAAGAATGACGATTACAAAATTTACGCAGTATCACCTCAACTGTTTGTTGGTACTGATACCATGTCCGATGGGACGAATACATATTTAGAGGTAGAACAAAGATCTACTGACTCTAGGTGTCTTGATCATAACACATTTATATAAAGGAGAATTATTATGACAACAGACGAAAAGAACATTCAAATTGTACGACTTATGAGTGGCGAGGAACTCATTTGTGACCTCACCGTTGACGGTGATAACTACACCCTCGAAACCCCCTGTATCGTTCTTCCCACGGGACAGAACAATATTGGACTTGCTCCTTGGATTCCTTACGCTGATTACGGCGGCAAGGTTACTCTAGGCGATAAGGTTGTTGCCTTTGTTGTTGCACCCCACGAAGATCTTGCGAAGGAATATAAGAGAGTCACGACCGGCGGTCCTGAACTCATCGTTCCTAACAAGGAAGTTGTTGGTGCAATCGGCGGACCTGTCGGAACCGCACCCTGATCTGGAGAGAATATGAGTTTTTTGAAAGACCTGATTAAAGAATCAGGAAATAATTATGCAAGTATCGCTGACGATGGCATTGACGGAGCAGATGTCCGTGGCTATATTGACACTGGTTCTTATAGCTTCAATAGTTTGGTTAGCGGAAGCCTTAGAGGTGGTATCCCCGATAATAAGATCATTGCTATTGCGGGTGAATCCGCGACTGGCAAAACTTATTTTGCACTCGGGATTGTTCATCGCTTTCTTAGGGATAATCCTGATGGCGTTGTCCTTTATTTCGATACTGAACAAGCGATAACTTCTGATATGATTAGGGACAGGGGCATCGATCCTTCTAGGATCGGTGTCATGCCTGTCTCTACAGTTGAGGAATTTCGTCATCAGGCAATCACAGTGGTTGACAAGTATCTTGCTCAACCAAAGAGTGAGAAGAAACCAATGATGGTTGTTCTTGATTCTCTTGGTATGCTTTCAACCAATAAGGAAATGAATGATACCGCAGAGGGTAAAGATACCCGTGATATGACGAGAGCTCAGATTGTCAAGGCGACTTTCCGTGTTCTAACTCTTAAACTGGGTAAGGCTGGCATTCCTCTTATCATGACAAACCACACATACGATGTTGTTGGATCTATGTTTCCACAAAAGACTATGGGTGGTGGTTCTGGTCTGAAGTATGCCGCTTCTACTATTGTTTATCTTTCAAAGAAGAAAGTGAAGGAAGGAACCGATGTTGTCGGGAACATCATTCACTGTAAACTCTTCAAGTCTCGTCTTACTAAAGAGAATGCAATGGTTGATGTTCTCTTGACATATGATTCGGGACTACACCCATACTATGGTTTAGTTGACATTGCACTGAAACATGGTATAATCAAGAAGAATTCTACACGGTTAGAATTCCCAGACGGTTCGAAGGCATTTGAAAAAACAGTAATGCGAGAACCTGAAAAGTATTTTACACAGGATATCATGGATCAGCTTGAAATTGCTGTCGGAAAAGAATTCAAGTATGGAAAAGCAGAAGACGAAACTGAAGTACCAACTGATTCCGTGGGAGAGTGATCGATATGCCGTAAAGGTAACTGGAGGACGATACAAAGGTATCGTCTTCCTACCCGGAAAGGTGCAGTTTCAAGAGAATGATTCTCAAGAGACTGCAACTTTCCGTTTCGATTACAACATCATAGAGAATCCTAAAAATCGTGAGATCGATAAAAGAATGGAATCTTTTATTGGTGATGTTATTATAGAACTTCTTGATAAAGAACTTGAAAGACAAGACAATGAACGTATCGAACTTGACGGTGGAGAAACTAATACTGAGCAACATTCTTCATGATGAAGAATACACTAGGAAGGTAATTCCTTTTGTTCGCTCTGAATTTTTTCACGACCCAAATGAAAAGAAAATTTTCAACCATATAAAAGAGTATATTCAAAATTACAACAACAGGCCTACCAAAGAAGCATTGGTAATTTCTTTGAGTGAAGATTCATCCATGATTGGTGATGGATTTGAGAAATGTTGTGAGATTATAAACGAATGTACCGAGTCTCATGTGGAGAATGATCCGAAGTGGTTATCAGATATCACCGAAGATTTCTGCAAAGACAAGGCAGTTTATAATGCTATCATGGAATCTATTCATATCATCGATGGTAAGTCCAAAGATAAAACTCAGAATGCGATCCCGGAGATTCTTTCTGATGCCCTTTCTGTATCTTTCGATACACACATTGGACATGATTATCTCGAAGATGCAGATGATCGGTATGATTTCTATCATAGGGTAGAGTCTAGAATTCCCTTCGACTTGGAGTTCTTTAACACAATCACCAATGGTGGTGTTCCCAAGAAGACTTTGAATATTTGTCTTGCTGGTACGGGTGTTGGTAAGTCGTTGTACATGTGTCACCATGCTGCCAATTGTCTGACGCAAGGAATGAATGTTCTTTATATCACATGTGAGATGGCAGAGGAGAGGATTGCAGAACGTATTGATGCAAATCTTATGGACATTCAGTTGGATGATCTCCGTCAACTCCCAAAGATGTCTTATGATAAGAAGATTGAACGGCTACAGAGTGAGGTGAAGGGTAAGTTTATTATTAAAGAATACCCAACTGCTACTGCAAATGTGACTCACTTTAGGCACCTTATGGATGAACTGAGACTGAAGAAGGACTTTGTTCCTGATATTGTCTTTATTGATTATCTAAATATCTGTGCAAGTTCTAGGTATAAGAACAACGGAATGGTGAACTCATACACATACATCAAGGCAATTGCCGAAGAACTACGTGGTATGGCTGTAGAATATGACATTCCAATCTTCAGTGCAACTCAGACCAACCGAACTGGGTTTGTCAGTACCGATGTCGGTCTTGAGGATACATCAGAATCCTTTGGTTTACCTGCAACGGCAGACTTCATGTTCGCACTCATTGCTACCGATGATCTAGATGACATGGGTGTTGTGATGGTGAAACAACTTAAAAATAGATATAATGACGCGGCCGCCAATCGGAAGTTTTTAATCGGGATAAATAGATCGAAGATGAAACTTTTTGATGCGGAGGACGGGGTTCAGTCCTCGTTGGTACAGACAAATCAAACTGAACAGAAGAAAAATGGTTCTGGTTTCGATGGGTCCAATTTTGATGAAAAGTTTTTATCGGGAGAAAAGAACAAAGACTTTACTAGTTGGAACATTTAATGGCAGACAAAACAATTGATGACATAGTTCAGGAAGCTTTAACGAGTACTTCATTAAATACTCCATCACGCGATCCATATGAACGTGTTAAACAATTAGCTGAAGAGATTCAAGCTGATAGAATTATTTCGGGTGAGACCGATACTGCTATTGCTGCCCAGAGTATTCTTGCAGCTGACTTGGAAGAAATGACCAAAAATTTTGTGTCTTTTTCTCCAACGACAGATACCCCAGTTCTTAAAATAGGTGAAGATGGAATTCCAAGATTGGTTCTGGATGATACACCAGTAGATCTTACTCCAATAAAAACTCAAACTATAGAAAAAACTATAGTTGAAAGAGAAATCACCGTCTCTTCTGATCAGGTCGATAAACAGACCGTAAATGAAATTGATTTTGATAAAAATGATTTTTCAGCCAGCAGAGATGGTGATGTTCTTACTGTATCTCTCAAAGGCGAACTCGGAGCAGTTGCTTATGTCTCATCCACCGATCCTTCTTTAACGCAATCCGTTAAGGAGGGTGAGTTTTGGTTTTGGACTTTACAAGGAAAACTATATATTAGATACGGATCTTTTTGGGTTCAACCACATCCAAGCTGAGGTAGATCATGAGTTTAAGTTTTCCCAACAATCCGAGTCTTAATCAAACACACAGTTTTGCTGGTAAAACTTGGAAGTGGAATGGTAACGCCTGGGATGCCGTACTACAGGTTGGTGGGGGTGGTACTGGAACCGTAAGATATACCATTGGAACCACACCACCAGCCAGTCCCGTAACTGGGGATAAATGGTTCAACACTACAGTTGGTTTGGAACTAACTTATCTAGAAGATGATTGGGTCGCTGTAAACGCAGCGCAGGGTAGTGAAAGCACATGGAAACGGGACGATGCAACCACAGAAACCGTGGGAGGCATTCCTTCTGGGACAACTTTTTCTTTAGGTACAACTTCTACTGAAATTCTGGAACAACTTTTATACCCATATCAAAATGTGAGTTTTGCTACTTTTGATGAGGGTATTTCTAATAGGGAGGTTGGTGATGTCTTTAACACTACTTCCACTTTTAATTGGACTACTAATGGGCCCGATGAAAATTGGACTGCCGGTTCTATTAACATAGTAGGCCCCAGTGGCGATGTTGCGACGGGATTGAATATAAATCAGTCCGGTATATCTGTTTCACATGGTACTTATAATTCTTCGATTCCAGTAAATAAACAGTTCACCATATCAGGATCTCAAACTCAAGGATCCAATCCATCGAAAACTAGCAGCTTCGGATTTAGGTATAGATACTATTATGGAAAGGATGCTGCTATTATTGACGGATCAACTCTAAACAGTGCTGGTTTCTCCAGTGTCTTACGGTCCACCCCGAATGGATTCGGTGGTAATGATGGCCAACCATTTACGAGTTCAGATGATGAGTATATTTATTTTATCTACCCAACGGGTGATTATGGTGGAACCAATATCATATTTCGAGACAAGGACACCGGTTTTGCGTTTAGTTCTGTGTTGGAGAATACATTTGATTATCAAAACACTCACGGTGTAACGGTGGAATATAGGATAATGAGAAGTTTTAATCAGACCAACGGAACCCAGAATATCTCGGTGGAAGCAACATGAGTTTAACTGGAGATTTTATAGGTGGTATTCAGTTAGGTGGTCACATCACTCCGACCGGTTCGGGTGGAGTGCCGAATGCCTTTCCTGTAACTAAACCTTCATTTGGTCTCGGTGGACTTCGTACTGTAGGTTCGACCGCAGAAAGAGACGCAATCACTGATCTTCGTCGTGAAGAGGGTATGATTGTTTATGTTTCTGACCTAAATTTTTACTACGGTCTTTGTGGTGGTACTGACAATGATGATTGGGTTCTGTTAAGTTTCGGCGGAACTGGCGGTGCTGGTCAAGGAGAAAAGGGTAACCAAGGTCGTCAGGGTGTAACAGGACCACAAGGTTATCAGGGTGTAACAGGACCACAAGGTTATCAGGGACCACAAGGCACAACTGGTTATCAGGGACTTTCTGGACCAACTGGTGTTCAGGGTCCACAAGGATCGACTGGGTATCAAGGTTTCAATGGACCACAGGGTCGTCAGGGTATCACCGGTCCCAAAGGCACAGGTGGTTCAGGAGCTCAAGGGCCCACCGGTCCACAAGGTTTCCAAGGTGTAACTGGTTATCAGGGTGGTATCGGCCCAACTGGTTTTGCTATCGCCCCCGCCGGTCCTCAAGGTAGTCAGGGACATGAAGGACCGCGTGGGTTCCAAGGTAATGATGGTCGTACGGGAGCCGGTAAATACACAATAGGCACAAATCAACCACCAGAAAATAGCACCGGTGACAAATGGTTCAACACGGTAATTGGACTAGAACTTACATATCTCGGTACATGTGGTGGGTGGGTAGCCACGAATGCCGTTATCGCCTCGGGCAGAACCGGCGCACAGGGTTTCTCTGGACCTCAAGGTTTCACTGGACCTCAAGGAACTGGTGGTACTGGAGCTCAAGGACCACAAGGTCGTCAGGGTATCACGGGATCACAAGGTAATCAAGGTGTTACTGGATTCCAAGGATTCACTGGACCTCAGGGTAGACAGGGTACAACTGGTCCTCAAGGACTTTCTGGACCTCAGGGTAGACAGGGTGTAACTGGACCTCGCGGACCACAAGGTTGGCAAGGCACCACCGGATATCAAGGATATACTGGTCCTCAAGGAATAACTGGTTATCAGGGTGATGTTGGTCCTACTGGATTCGCTATCGCTCCCGCTGGACCACAGGGTAGTCAGGGACATGATGGTCCTCTTGGTTTTCAGGGTACACAAGG